CGAGGGGGGCCTATGTAAATGGCGCTAAGCGCCCAGTCTCTGTTATATACCTACCTACATATAGTATGGATATGTAGAGTATACCACTCCAACTGCTGTTTTGGTACTTGCCGCTCGAGCGTCGGCGTATGACACGAAGCCGTCGATCACACAGCTGGTAGCCTCTCCGCCCCAAGCTTCCATCTTGATGTTCGCGGCGCTACTGTCACCCCCGCCTATGCTCACTAGTACCCTCAACTCGCGGTCGGTCAATATATCCTTGACCAACTGCAGTATAGGAGAGCTCTGTAGAACTCCCGGCTTGGTCTTGAAAGCCAGAGCCTCTCTCAATTTGACGGAACCTATCGGTACCTCACTCACGAACTGCTTGACCTTGAGACTTGGAGTTGAGAGCGTGCCACGTATTAGGGCCTTACTGTATGAAGACCGTAACATCGCCGACTTGACGCTCAAGCCCATATTCTCTAAGCAAAACACCTCTGCTGGAGTGAGGCATGTAGACAAGTATCTGTCTGTCGCCTCTGAAGGCAGGTCCCTCCATTCTACCCCTTCGGGTAGTCGTGTATCATCGCCCTGCGTGTCGAGCTCGATGTGGTTTACCTGACCCGTGTTTACAAAAACAGGGCCAGGGCCTAATGAACATGTTCCCTCTAAGAGCGGGAGCATAAGCCGCACAGATGTACCGCCCATTCGCGCGCAACTCTCGGCCAGTAGCGTGGCAAATGATACACCGCGACTCCGGTTATACAGCGTGTGGGCTGCCTGTACCATGGTCTGGATCCCTTCAGTGGCGCTCAGCTTCACCTCGTTGACCCAGTTGCCGCTTACGCACGATGATACTGACCGTGCGAAGTACCCTTGCGCCGTGTTGGTCCCAACCGCCATCCGTAGGAACTCAGCGGTAACAGTTCCCACACTTTGCTTGATCGGGTTCAGTCGACAGGGGGATTGGCCCATCTTCGTAACAACTGCGGCTGCGGTTTCGAATGTGGGACAACTCATGTATACGTCATCCCCCACGTGAATAGCCCACGACTGACTGTAGGTCGATTCGCCTACATAGTACCTGATGTACGCCGCGTTTAGGACCGAATTGAGGAAGGTCGTACCCCTATGTCCAGACATGAGGGTACCAGTTGCCACTCCCACCATTTTGTCCTCGGCAGAGATGTGCATCCGGTCGAAGGATCTGAGTAGACGGCCTGTTTTAATGGGATCGTATCCGACTTCCTCACACAGGACGTCGATCACGATCTTTTGAGCCTCGAGCGAATGCTGGCTGTTAAAATCGTCAAAGTCCAGCATCACTGAAAGGGACCCTCTTTTCCTCAGCGCCTCTATCCTTTCCACCATTCCACAGTGCCCTTGGCTCCCGGGGTCTAGTACAACCCTTCTCCCGTGCCATGCTCTTTCGACTGGCTTGAGGAGATGTTCGAACGCGAAGTAGGACATGGTATCGCACGCGAATATAGCACGCGTTTTCCCGTGTTCTAACTTCTCAGACGCCGAAACGTAAGTGGTCCCGTCCCAGTCACTGAGTGGCTCCTTGTCGTACGCTTCGGCGAACATCCGTCTGTATAACCTAGACACCCCCGGTATCTCTGCCACCTTGTATTTGGGCTTATTTCTCCCGAGGACCTTCGAGTGGCTCCCATTCACGCACCATCCCCACCGACCATCCCAGAACGATCCATACGACTCAAACTCACACGTACGACCGGCCAGCTCTTCCCGTATGATCGTTGTTACCACTCTGCGCAAGTCACCGTCGTTGATCCTGACGATCCCATCATCATTTCGTGCTGGCAAACACCGCCTTGATGCCTCTCCGGATAAATCGACCTTCCCAATTCCGCGGCCTTGCAACGTCTCGCACTCGACCAGCATGCCCCCTAGCCGGCTCGAATTAGCGCCAACCGCCTTGAGGACGCCGCTCAGTTGCTTGGCACCGACCGGGTCGAGCAATAATCTCGCAGACATTGTGTATCCCAATTTGGGGTACGCCATGCTCAGACCGTACCCGTGCAGTAAATAGGCTGATAACTGGTCATCAGTAAGCCTACCGTACAGGGCTGGTATATTAGCCTCGGCATTAGTATACATGGAGGGACTTTGAGCGAACAGACTATCCAGCAGCTCGGATGCGTATACATTGACTTTGTTCGACGCCCCTGGGTGCCCTTTAAGTCTGAAGCCCTCCTTGAAGTATTCAGGTCCCCCGATGTTTTCGACACCTCCACACTCCGCCGGGTAGTCCACGAGCGGTTTCAGGGCTCTATCACACATATCAATTACGATCTTTTCTGTACACGGCACTTGGACTGGAAAATCACACATTAACATACTGGCCGCGCATGCTTCAAAAACGGCACCCCCTAAAACTAAACATCCTATACTCGATATCTGCTCCGTAACTGTTGAACCTTTGAACATTGAAATTGTGGCCGGGCTGAGGGCATCGTAGAAGCTCTGACCTAAACGTCCCAGATTGGATCGCCTAGCTTCCAGCCCTACCGCGGTCATACGGGGCCGCCCTCGGGGACAGGACCGGCCGTCTCTGTCCCTCCGGGCGTCATGTCAGTGGCGAGATCGTCTCGAGCCACCCGAACCTGCCTTTCACTTGTACCACCCCCACGCATCTGCCCTCGCTGTACCTTTGGACCACTCTCAGTCCCTAACACCATAGTTGTTGCGGCTGTGGGGCCGCGTGCAATTTGGCCAGCACTCAGTTGGCTTCCCTCCCGAGGGCCTACCTCAACCGGAACGTCCCGCCTGAAGTCCCTGTCGCCCACCAAGGCGTTACCGGGTTCAGCCGGAGTCCCATCCTGGAACACATTTACAATGATTCGCTTCTTGAGGACGGGGGCTGAGGCACTGTAGGTCATATCCTCCTTGTGGGTTGATCTATAGTATCGAGCACGTCGGCGTGTTTGTGCTAGAGCGAACGTAGCCTGAGATCTGGCTCTTTGACACGTAGTCTCTACTACCCTCAATTCTGCCGCCGCGACACCCCTGGGTGCCGACACTCGGATCTTGACCGTGCAGTCCTCCATCTCATGCGGGGACGGCAGGTGTACTGGCGTCGCGTACTGGTAATCCTTGTCCCACTCTATGTGTACGGCGGACAATCCGAGCGTCCCCCCCGTGTTGAGAAACTCCGACGGAGCTGGTATAGCGCTCTGCCCCCGTACCCATAGGTATGAAGCGAGGTCATGGTTATTCTGGTGCCTCGCTCCCACACTTAAGCCACTTCTGTGCTGGTCACCTGCCAGCACTACCCCTTCAGCTTCCATCTGACACACCTTAATGGCTCCCAGACCGTTCAAAGGGTGCCCATTCAGGTGTATGAGCAGCCCACTAGACCTGGCGTTCGGCATGTCAACGATGTACGCACCTACATCGCTCGACCCATTGCTCACGTCCTCAATCCCCCTGAATCCGGCCATGTCTATCTCCTGGCCTGGTGTCACGAGTGACCCGTACCCGGCCACTTCAGCGTCCGTACCTAAGAAATTGTGCGGGATTAGGGAGGTGGGTTCAATCCAGAACCATGGGGCCACGGTCTTGAACAGGACGTGTCGGTCCTTAGATCCCACTGCCTCACTGAAGGCGGACTCTAAGTGAGTTTCCGCCACGCGGGCCGGCCCATGCGGTAATTGGAATATTTTGCTTAACCCGCCTATGTAGAGTTGCACAAAACCAGGGCAGTCAGCAGAGATTTCACCTGCCAAATGTAACGCGTCATCCGGTTGTGCCGGGGTTTCCGCCACTTCTCCCACTTCAATGGGCCCGAACGTTGTGTACACGCTAGGAAAGGCGTTACCCCGACGAGTACACGTAGGGTCACAATGTGCGGCGATTGCAGCTGTTGCCAAGGCTATCGCGTCGACCCACCCACACACGGCCCTGTCAGATATACTGGCCAAGACTGGTAGGCCGGGGTAGTTGTCGGTGCTGTAATGGATCCCACCATATGGCACTCGGAACTCAGACATTCGCAGCACATGTCTTAGATACCCGGCTTCGTCGGTGTGCCCCACTACAGAAACCACGCTGTGAATACCCCGTGTAAGGGCGTAAGCAAACACTTCGCCAGCATTATTGGCTGCATAGTTCGCCCCCAATATGCGCAATGCCTCAACGCACGCGTGGGCCAACCTTGACCCACTACATTGCGGTACTTTGGGTGAATTGCTGTTGGCGTCTAGATGAATCAAGTCAGTGACGACCGACGATCCAGCGCCATTAGTGGCAGCTGCGAGCACCGCGAATATATCCTGGCTACGTATGGCGTCCACGAGTCTCGGTATGAACACTGAGCCAAGGGACGATGTGATTGGCTTGTCCGTAGTAGCAAGCACGGTTACATCGATATCTCTTCCGCCCCGCATTGCGGCCGTCGTGACGCCCCCGAACACGGATTGTGCAGCAACTGCTTTCGCAAGTCGCTCGATAACCGCGGCCAAATCCATGCTCGACCAGTTTCCAGAGAAGTTGCTATACTTCTTTGCCAAACCGATGAAGTCGGCAGAGCTGGTGAAGCTGGTCGGTATGGACATGTCCGGGGTTGCTGAATCTGGGTCGGCTCGACTTAGCGCTGCTCCAACGCTGTTGTGTCGCCTTCCGATCTCGTACATGATGCTTTTTGTGTTGGTGTCGTACATGCGTTGCATCAAAACGCATGTCGTTAAATCTGCTCGATAGCGCCTGAAATCGGACGACCGGGCAAGCCGCTCGCCTTGTGGGGCGCCGATAAGCTGAGCCAACATATTTTCTGGAGTCCAGTGGTTGTAATGTCGTGTAAGTGTGTTGGGCTTCTCACTTCACCGGACCCTCCATGGTATGACCCAACACCGTCCCCCCTTCAATAAGAGTAGCGGTTTACTCAGCCCGTAGACACCGCAGGCGTGCCCCGAGAAGTCGACCCCGCGAAGAACTCGGCGGTCAGCTACTTACGCGGCTTATCCGAGTTGCTAGACAACTATGACGACAACACTGACAACCTATTTCTAAGCTGCAGCTTATCTAATGTCGTGTAAGTGTGTTGGGC